CGAATGGCTAAGATCGGACCTAAGTTATTTGCTTTACATTATAAACTCGATACCAGCTTGGCTGACTTCGAGAAGTATCCTCTTAGGTTATCTGATCTTATAGTTATTGATGTTCACCCAGACATGTGTCCTGAGAAGATCGTCTGGGCAAACTCGAAGCCCATGAAGGGTGTTCCTGCGTTTGGTCTGTCGGGGGACTTGGTATATGATCCAATGTGGATATCGGATAATTATACTGGCTATGCCCAGAGGGTCATGTATGTAGATCCAAGTGGGCGAGGAGAAGATGAAACTGCTGTCTGTGTGGCATCCTTCGCTAATGGTTATATCTTCATTCATGAACTTCTAGGATATCCCGGTGGTTATGAGAAGGGTGTCCTAAAGAAGATCGGAAGACTTGCTCACGATTACAATGTCAAGCAGATCCGGGTTGAGTCCAACTTCGGTGATGCCATGTATTGCCAGCTCCTGTTACCTGTGGTAATGGAGATCTGTGGCCGTGTGGCTGTTGAGGAGTACCGAGTCAAGGCTATGAAGGAGAGACGCTGTATTGAGAGTCTGGAACCTGTCATGGCTTCTCATCGCCTTGTGATGGATCGTAGGGCTGTGTGTCAAGAGGAGAATCAGAAGCAGATTACTAGGATCTTCGATAAACGAGGAGCCCTGCCGAAGGATGACCGTGTAGATGTCTTGGCTGCTACTGTTTCCCACTGGGAGGATATGCTATCAACGGATGTGGATGTCCTTATTCACCGAAACAAGGAGTCAGAGAGGCAAGCTGTAGTTAAAACTTGGTTAGACGATGATCGTCGTATGAGACTGTGGAGTAATCAAGTCTCAGGAGCCGTCATGGGCAAGCCCCAAAAACGGCAGAATAACAAATGGACTTCCAGAGGCCGTAGGATCCTCTGAGAGAGCTTTGAATTATCAGGGTGCTGGGGTACCCTGAATCAAAGGTATGGCCTTAGGGGCCGCATAAGGAGCTTAGAATGGGAATTCTCTTAGGTGGTATGGCAGTAATGGGTGGTATTTCTGCATTTATGGGAGCTCAAGGAGCCGGGGCTGAGGCAGCGGGTAAAAAGCTTCAGTTTGAAGAACAAGAGTTCCAAAGAAAATGGCAGAATCAAGTAGAGAATAGAAACATTGCCAAGTCCAATGCTGCTAAGTGGATGAATAATAGACAGATAGCCCAGTGGGCCAACCAGAATAGAGCCGAGAAAGAGTTTTGGGCTGCCTTTAACTTTGATAATGCTACTGGAGCTCTTGGAAAGAATACTAAGAATCTTACAGATCAACTATTAGCTAGAACTTCTGCTAGAAATGTTGATCAAAGATCAGGATCTGCCCAAGCCATCCTACGTAGTGCTACAGAGAGTGTTACACAGACTGCAAAACATGAACGTATTCGCCACGAAACAGGTCTTGAGGTTATTAAAAGAGAACAACAACAAACACTAGCTAGTAGAGACTTTAGTTTTAATGAGCATATACCCTTTATGCCGGGATCTTATGGTGGTCCTTCTCCAAATGCTGCTTTTAATATGGCCCTAATAGGAGGCTTAGCTAGTACAGGAGCCAGTGTAGCAGGTGCTGCATATGGGGGAGCAAAATAATGAGTATAGAAAAACTAAAAAATATTGCTATGGGCAATTCACAGGATATTCCTTCAGCCAAAGAAGAATTCCTGAAATCACAGAATAACCAAAGTGAGCAAATTATTTCTGAGTTAGGACACTTGTCTCCAACAGAACGCTATAAGTCTTGGGAAAAACAAATAGGTAATACGCTACAAGACCCAGAGTATAAATGGGCTACAAAAGAAAAACTATGGCCTACTGACAGCTTTAAGACGGATGTTACGCAGTCTATTGATTTTGATTTAAAGATCCAAAGATCTGTTAGAGATACGAACTCTTATTTTCAAAAAGAATATTCTAAGTGGCCCGGTTGGTTACAAGATCATTATAAAGAACCAGCAGAAAAGACAATTCCTTATTTAGAACAACAAGAATTATCTGATGCCCGTATTAATAACAAATTAGCTACCCGAAACATTTTAAGCAATAGTCTTAATACTTTAGAGTTTAGCGGAACCCAGAGTGTGGCAGCCCACGCTGCGGATATTTCAAGTGCTTTACTTATGGGTCATGAGAATCTACATACAAATTCGGAGGGTCGTGTTTCTGTTGCTGTGGATGGACAACTTTCTCCTATCTATGCTATGAGAAACGAAACACCTACGTCTCCTTTGCAAGAAATAATTCTTCTTAGAGATACATCCAAACAAATTGAGGATATTATTAGACCATCTGTTACTGCCCAGCAAAATGATTTAAAGGCGGGTGTCAGGGCAAAGAATAGAAAATTATTTGACGCTTTAAAAACAGATGAGCATGGAGACTTGGAAGAATTTGAAGATGATATTATTTATAATGCTGCTATGGATGAGTTGGACCAAGTTGGAACCGCCGTCGAAGGTATTAAAAACCTAGTGGCTTCTAGAGATTCTGGAAATCCTTGGGATACCTTAGCAAAGTATGTACATAAGTCTTATAAGTTTAGTCAGTTAGTTGAGAAAAGGAGACTGATATAAAATGCCCAGTGAAGGATTAACCCCAATAAAAGGCTATGGAAGAGCAAAGGTTAGTCCTGCACCTATTGTTTTTACCCAATCTGTTACTCCCTCTCTTGGTTCTTTTGAGGATATTGGAGGTAGCGCCGCTTTTTTCTACAACTCTTTAAGTAATATATTTGGTTCGGGTATGGAAATATTTAAGGTTGCTTATTTAGCTAAGAAAAAAGCCGAGGATGATGCTGCTGCTGTTGCCGCCGCGGCGGCTGCTGCTCGTGACCAAGAAGAAGCTAGTATGAGGGCTGCCCGGAAAAACGTAGAGGCTGAAAAAAAGAGAAAGGCAGACGAATTACGTAAAGCTAAAGAAAAAGCTGAACAAGAGAGAATAGATATTGAAGAAGTCAAAAATCCATTCCATTGATAAATTAAGATTGGAGGAAATACATGGGCTTAATAACCAATGAAAACCCACTAGAAGAGGAAGAAGATAGACTAGTGCTTATAAGAAGTCACCCCCAAGCCAGTAATTTAGATATTACTGAAGCTAAGGATCCTGAAATATGGATGACTGAGGTAGTAGATTCTTATGATCCTAGTGTGCATAAAAACAATTTCCTTTCTGCTTCCCAAGAAGACGAAGATCTGTTTAAAAAGGGATTACTTGAATCGGCAACAGCTATTTCAGCAGATGAGGTTACTACTTTAGCTAACGAGATGAAAGAAAAGAAGGCTGATTGGGATACGGAATTACTTAATAATCTTATCACTAATATTAATGGAAATTTCTGGGACAACCAAGAGAAAGAATTCGAAAATAGTAGCGTAGCACTACGTAGGAAGGCTTGGCATGAACGTAAAAGCTACGAAACAGGTTATGATTTTAATGCTGCTGACCCTGACAAAGAGTTCCAAGATTACCTTATAAAGGTTGATAATTATAAAGATGCCGATGGAATTATTAATGTAGATGAAACAGACCCATTCCGTCAAACAGCGGGGGGTCAAGTACTTACCCAAGAAGCAGACAATGTAGTTAAGGGATTATTCTCTAATCGTATAGAAAATCTTAATGTTTCTGATGAAGACAAGAGTAAACTTTCTGTACTTAGTGTAACTTTAACTAATATCTTAAACCAAACGCTTGGTCCTAAGATGGCTAAACAAATTGTGGATAATGTAGATTCCGTATCTTGGAAACCTTGGTTAAAATGGACTTTTAATCAAGTAAAAGATACAGCTATGAAAAGTAAATTGCATGAAATAGAGACCATTACTGAAGAGTTAACTAGTCTTGCGGTTGAAAGAAAAGGAAGAGAATTAGAATACGAACAAAAACTAGCTGAACAGCGACAAAAATGGACTCCAGAATACTCGGCTAGATGGTGGTGGGTAAGCCGAATGAAAGAACAAGGCTTTACTGATCCAACAGGACACGACTGGGAAAATGAAAATACTTGGGCATTAGCCCAACAAAAGGCTGTGGCAAAAGCAGCAAAGGGTGGATATTTCGCATGGGATAATAACGAGGTTCTGAGTTTGTATAACACATCTCTTTCGTCTCTTAAGTTTTTCCCAGATGCCGCAGGTGGAGACGCTATTAATAACGCGGTTAGTAGACTAGTTATGCAAAGTGAAACATCTATACCCCAACCCGGTCACCTTGTGCTTTCGCTTCTTAGTGGCGATCCGACAATCAGAATCCATGCTCAGAATGGTGGAGTGCTTACTCCTCGGATGCAGGAGAAGGCAATAGCTAAGTGGAGAGAGTTTAAATCTATTTTAGACAATGCTTATTATGAAGACCTGCCTGACGTACTGAAAAGATTGGTTGACAGCGGATCTCAGGCAGGTAGAGATATTTTACAACAACGGCCCACTCTTCCCATTTCTGAAGAAGACATACGATCAGGTCGTTGGAAAGGACTAGGAAATCTAGGAGAACTAGACAGTTCTCAATTACACCTACTGGCTCGGGGTTTGCAAATGTACTCAACAAAATACCAAACCAATCAGGTTCCACCTATCCTTCAAAATGTGGGTAAAGAATTAGTAAAAAGAGTTATTATGGGTGGCGATGGTTTAGTAAAAGGTATGAAACCTACACCAGAAGAAGTAAATCAATCTTGGCAATCTGGTCGAACACTTTCATTTCTCCTTGAGGGCTCTGGAATCCGAGGAGGAAAGCCTCAGTTTAGTTTAGAAAAGATTATGGGAGATGATTTTGGGGTAATGCAGCAGGTGCTTTTAAGAACCTACGTTAGGGGAATAGCAAATATGGAAGAGCATCTCCATCTTACTGGTCTTTCTATCATAGAATTTCAAGAAAGATATGCAAGAGATCCCAACGATTCGGGTCTTCATGAACTTGCAAATAATGGTGGTATAAAAATAAACGGGATAGAGATGGGAGTAGAGGATGTTTTTAACTTTGCAACTAAGGCAATTCAGACAGAATACCGTATGATTAGTCAGACAATGCAGTCTATAACTCCGAGTACGGAAGGGCAACTAGGACAAAGTAGAATTATTGGTGCGGTCATTAAACCCCTAAGAGAAG